AATGTAAAGAATGATGAACAACTTGTTAAGTTGGCCACAGTTGTTCAACGATTAATTGCTGCCGAAAACAAAGGTGGTTCAGAAGCAGAGTTTGGTTTATCAGACAAAGAGAAAGAACAATTACTAACAAGTATAGATGAAGTAGTTGTAGACATACAAAAAAAATCAGACAAAATATCAGACGATATACAATCAGTTAAGGAAAATTAATGAGGTGGTCACAAGGAACTTCAGATTCTTCAGTTAGAGAAAAAAGAAATAAAAATATTCATACTGATAAATTATCAGGAGGAATTCCATCTACAACCGCTAGCCGTAGATTAGCAAAAGAAGTAGCTCCAGATCCTAAAGGAATGGAATTTTATGAGTTAGAGGCTGCTGAAGTTATGGATGTACTTATTACTGAAGAACAATTAAATGATTTACCTGATGGAGATGGGAAAGATTGGAGTGAAATGGGGTCTATAATAGCTAGAATGGTAGATAGTCAAAAGAATGATCCAATGCAAACTTTATCTTCAATTAAACCATTAGATCCTACAAATCGTGAATATCCAGTACGGGGGGAGTATGTAGTTTTAGTTACATATGTGGGAAAACAAGGCACTGAAACATATTATACTGATAAAATTAATTTACTTGGAAGTCCAAATGAGAATAGCGTGCCAGGAAAAAGTGGTGTAAGACCAGGTACAATGTTGGACGAGGAGAAAGATGGAAAATATATATATGATCATTTTGAACCAGATGTTCAAATTAGAAACCTGTGGCCGTATGAAGGTGATAATATTTATCAAGGTAGATTTGGACAGTCTATTAGATTTGGTAGTAATATAGTACCAGATGCACATGACGATGGCGACGATACTCAAAAATCACCAAATATACTTATCAGAGCAGGACAATTAATACATGCAGATAAGTTTGATAAACTTGAATATATAGAAGAATTAAAAAAATCTCCTATTAAACCTGTTAAAGAAGATATAAATGCTGATGGTTCTTCTATCTGGTTGACTACTGATCAATCAGTAAAGTTGAAAAAAGATAAACCTGAAGTAAAGATTGGACATCCATCTAATTCACGAGAACATAAACTTATGTCTAAAGTTCATAGTGATAAAAATCCAGTAGACGGCGGCCCACAAATTGTTATTAATACAGATAGACTTACATTTAATACCAAAAGGAGAGAAATACTTGGATATTCTGCTGGTGGAATTGGTTGGTCAACACCTTGGTCATTTACAATTGATGCAGATAAACAATTTGCAGTGGCCACAGATAAAATTAGATTTTATACTACAACAGAATTTAATGTTTTAATTGGATCAGATGCTTTAGAACAAGTTGTAGGGGGTGGTACTCCAGAAAGTGGTGAGCCTGAAGCATTTCCATCTACTGATGATGTTATGGGAAACCAGGGTATTGCTGGACTTACTATTGGAGAAAAAGTTTATATATCAAGTAATTGTCCTTCTTTTTTAAGACTTGATGATATGGCACATTTAGAATCTTGTAAGGGTGCATTTCTTCATCTTGATGATTGTGCAGGAATAACTGCTAATAGTTGTTCATTTTTGAGAATAGGTGGGAAAAAAGATGAGATAAAAATTTATGTAGATAGTAGGAAAGATGCAGATGAACAAAATTTAGTGTTTGGTAATTTATTGATAGAATTTTTAGAAAAAATGATTGATGCTTTTTTGGGTATAGAGGGAATAGTAACCCCGGCCGGCCCGAGTGGTATATTAGGAGAATCAACATTAGGAAGTATTTTAATGGATCCAGACTTTAAAAAATTAAAAGAAGAATTGCCTAAATTATTGGCAAAACCAACATAATGTCTTTAAATAAAACAAAACTTGAGAATGGATTGAACGATGCTTTTAAACAAGTACAAGAAAAAACATATAAGGCTGCGGTATTAGGAAGTTTAGATGCATCAAAAAAAATATCGAGTGCAATTGTAGATTATGCAAAAGAAGCAGAAGTTATTGTTACTACACCACCATTTACACCAGCTTCCACCCCGTATCCCGCAAGTCATGTAATTGGAAAAAAAGTAAAGGTAAAAACTGCTATGGCTGGTAAGCTTCCATTACAGGGAATAATATTTTCTAATTTTGAACTTGATAGTTTAATATCAAGAAAATTTTTATTGTTATTTAGTGCTGCTATAGTTGTTTATGCAGCAACATCATTTACGGCATTTTCTAAAGGAAGTATAATGGGAGCTGGAACATCTGTTATGGCATTACCACCATTTTTACAACCAGCAACAAAAAAAGGTGAAGATGGTGGCACAGTACAAGATGTAGTAAAAGAAATGGCAAATATTATTCATAGGTCTTTTAAAGCAACTATGTTTACTGGAACTGTTATTGCAGGAAGTGCAGTAATACCAGCACCATTAGTGGGGACATTACAATAAAGGAGAAACAAAATGAAGAAACAAGAATTAATAAAAATAATTGAAGCAGTAGTTCATAAGGAAGTTAAAAAACAAATGAATGAGATATTTATTAAAGAAGAAAACTCATCTTCACTTACCGAATTAGTTTCAAAAACAATAACTGAGAAAGAGTTCAAAGAACCTATTAGGAAGAAACAAGTTAAACCTAAAAAAGAGGTACATTATACATCAAATAAAGCTCTTAACAAGGTTTTGAACGAAACCGTTGGTGGAGTTCCACAAGGTGAAGGTGGAGGCCCACAAGTTGGAGGATATGAGGATTATCCAACTTTAGGTGATGGAGTATTTGATTCGAGTAAAATAAATGATGTACTTGCCGGTGCAACAAGTTTAGGAAATACAGAAGGGACTAAAGAACGAAAACGAGAAATTGCAGCGGTAGATTCTATAAAGAAAGCTGGAGTATCAGTTGACCAAGTTCCCGAGCATGTACAAAATGCATTAACAAAAGATTATTCAGCTGTTATGAAGGCAATAGACCAGAAAAAAGGTGGCGGAAATAATTTTCGTCCATAAGGGAGTAAACAGATGGCCAGAGCACGAAGTTCATTAGAATTAGATTTAGATCCAGATGTAACTATTGGTTTAGGATTACCTATGCAATATGATGATGTGAATGGTTTTTTTCCAGGACATTCAACCACTCTTTCTCAGGCTGGAAGTAATCTTAGAAATTTACTTTTGACAAATAAAGGTGAAAGAGTAGGACAGCCCACTTTTGGTGCAGATTTACTTTTAGTTTTGTTTGAACCTATGTCTGAAAATCTTTTGGATAGACTTGAAGAATCAATAAAGGAAGCAATAGCAAACTGGCTACCATATATATCTGTTAATAAATTAGAGGTTATACCAGATGAGTCTGTAATTAATCAGCTTAATATTTATATTGAATTTTATCTTACTATGAATCCAGGTATGTTTGAAACTATAACTTTAAGTTTTGCTACAGAACAGACATAACATCTGATATACAATTTAGTGGAGAAATAAAATGGCGAGAGTCCAAAAAGAAGTTAGATATTTAAACAAAGATTTTGGTGCCTTCAGAGAGGGTTTAGTAGAATTTGCTAAATCTTATTATCCAAATACATATAATGATTTTAATGAAGCATCTCCAGGAATGATGTTTATTGAAATGGCATCATATGTGGGTGATGTTTTATCATATTATGTAGATAGTCAATTTAAAGAAATGTTGTTGGCATATGCAGAAGATAGAAAAACTATTTATGAAATGGCACAGACTTTTGGTTATAAACCAAAAGTAACCAGCCCATCTTTTACTACAATTGATATTTTCCAAACAGTTCCCGCAACAGGAAATGGAACTTCAGTTAAACCAGACATGAAATATGCTTTAACTGTTAATGAAGGAACAATTGTAAATGCTAGTAATGGAACTGTATTTAGAACATTAGAAGATTGTAACTTTAAATTTTCAAGTTCATTTGATCCTTTAACTATTGATGTGTATGAAGTAAATCAAACAACTAAAGTTCCATCAATTTATTTATTAAAGAAAAGTGCAAGAGTATCAAGTGGAACTATTAAAACAGAATATTTTACATTTGGTACGGCAGAACAATATCCTCGAATAAAATTACAAGAAACCAAAATTATTGAAATTCTTTCAGTAACAGATAGTGATGGAAATAAATGGTATGAAGTTCCATATTTAGCACAAGATACTACATTTATAGATGTAGAGAATACGGCCGCCAATGATCCAAGTTTAGTTCAGTATAATGATACAGTGCCTTATTTGTTAAAATTAAAAAAGACACCAAGACGGTTTGTTACTTATATTGTTCAAAATGGTCAAACAGAATTAAGATTTGGAGCAGGAGTATCAGATAGTCCAGATGAAGAAATAATTCCGAATCCAAGTTCAGTTGGTTCTAATCTACCAGGAACACCGAGTTTTCTTGATACATATTTCGATCCAGCAAACTTTTTGAAAACTAAGGCATATGGTCAAGCACCAGCAAATACTACTCTTACTATTAAATATGCTTATGGTGGTGGTTTAGGTGACAATGTTGCTACAAATACAATAAATAATGTGGGGGCGATTGCTTTTACAATTAATGAAGCTTCACTTGATGCAACTACAGTTACTTCAACAAAAAATTCGGTGGCAGCAACTAATCCATATCCAGCAACTGGTGGAAAATCAGCAGAATCTACAGTCGAAATTAAAAATAATGCGTTAGCATTTTTTCAGGCACAAGGTAGAGCAGTAACAAAGGAAGATTATATTACAAGAACATATGCTATGAATACTAAATATGGAGCAGTATCAAAGGCATATATTGTTCAAGATGAACAATTAAATATTCCTAATATGCAAGTAGAAACTACAGCCGGATCTGGAGTTTTTATTGATGAAAGAAATTTAGACCAACTTAAAGCTAAAGATGTTGTATCTAGCATCAAAAGACTTCCAAATCCATTGGCATTAAACTTATATACACTTGGATACAATGAGAATAAAAAACTTACTCAATTAAATGTTGCTGTAAAAGAAAATTTAAAAACATATCTTGGTCAATATAGATTAGTAACAGATGCCGTTAATATTAAAAACGCGTGGATTATTAATATTGGAGTTAAATTCAATTTTATAGCACGACAAGGTTTCAACAAAAGTGAGGTAACTTTGAGGTGTATAGGTAAAATAAAAGAATTTTTTAATATTGATAGATGGCAAATAAATCAACCAATTGTTATTGCAGAATTAGCTGCAGTTATTTCAAATGTTGATGGTGTTGGTGCAATCGTTGCACCCGTAGAAGATAATCCACAAAAACATAGTGTTTTGGTTACTAATAAATGGCAAACTGCAAATGGCTATTCTGGAAATGTTTATGATATAAATTATGCAACAAAAAATGGAATTATTTATCCTTCATTGGATCCATCTATATTCGAGTTAAAATATCCTAATACAGATATAGAAGGAAGAGCAGTTGGTGATTCTATTGGACAAGTCTTTTAAAGGGAGAAAGTAAATGCATTATTTTGAATTTCCAACCCAAGATACAACATTATATGAAATGAGCCATAGTATGAACACCGGTCAAGACGAAATTCTTGAGGTCAGAAAAGATATGAACGCCGATGGTTCTGTAGTAAATGTTTCTCGTGCGTTAATTAAATTTGATTTGACTTATGTATCAAAATCAA